TGCAGATTGGAAAGGTATGGAAAAGCGTATCAAAAACCTTGAAGATGCTATTGCAGATTTAAAAGCAGATAAGGTAGAAAAGTCAGAAGTAGAAGAAGAAAAAGAAGAAATGTCAGAGGAAGTTAAAGAAGAAGTAAAAGAAGAACTTTCTGCTGCTGCTAAACCAATCAAGCACAACCCAGAGGGAGAAGTAAAACAAAAAAGAAATATAGAATTTGCTAAAGGTAAATTCGGAACAACTTTAGATAGAGTATTAAATAAATTAAATAAATAAAATAAAAATGGCAAATTTGAGAAAAACAGAACTTGCAACTACTACAAGCATCACTACTACTTATGCTGGTGAATTTGCTGGAGAGTATATTGCAGCAGCTTTACTATCTGCATCAACTATTGATGATGGTGGATTAACAGTAAAAGCAAACATCGCTTATAAAGAAGTGATTAAAAAATTAGCAACTGGCTCTTTAGTAAGTGCAGCAAGTTGTGATTTTACACCTAATTCATCTGTAACATTAACAGAAAGAATTATTGAACCAGTTGAACTACAAGTAAACCTACAATTATGTAAGTATGACTTTGTGAACGATTGGGAAGCACAACAAATGGGTTACGGTTTAGGTCAAACTTTACCACCTAAATTTTCAGACTTTATGATTGCTCACGTAGCAGCAGAGGTTGCACAAAATACAGAATTTTGTATTTGGCAAGGAGATACAACTGCTGGTTCTAACAATTCATTTGATGGGTTTGAAAAACTAATTGCAGCAGCAGCAACTGCTGGGGATATTCCAGCTGCACAACAAGTAACTGGTACTACATTAGATGCAGCAAACATTGTTGCTGAATTATCTAAAGTGGTAGATGCTATTCCATCTGCTCTTTACGGAAAAGAAGATTTATTCCTTTACATAGGTACTAAAGCAGCTAAACTATATGTTCAAGCATTAGGAGGTTTTGGTGCAAACGGATTAGGAGCAAATGGTGTTGCTAATATGGGAACGCAATGGTGGAACAATGGTTCACTAACTGTAAATGGTGTTAAGATTTTTGTATGTCCAGGAATGTCAGACAACAAAATGTATGCAGCACAAAGAAGTAACTTATACTTTGGTACTGGTATCTTAAATGATACTAACGTAGTAAAAGTATTGGATATGGCAGATTTGGATGCTTCAAACAATGTAAGAATGGTAATGCGTTTCACTTCTGCAGTACAATTTGGAATTGCATCTGATTTAGTAGAATACGCTTAAAATTAATTAACCAATAAAATAGGGTAGGTAGGTCATCTACTTGCCCTTTTTTTTAAAAAAAAATATATATATGTCTTGCTTATTAACAACTGGTAGAAAAATACCTTGTAAAAGTGCCTTTGGAGGAATTAAAAGAGTATATTTTGCTGATTATGGTGGTATTACATCTGTAACAGTAGATGCTACAACTAAAGAAGCTACAATAGCTGGTACTCCAACTTGGTACGAATTTGATGTTAAAGGAAATTCATCTTTAGAAACTACTGTAACAAGTAGTAGAGAAAATGGAACAACCTTTTATACTCAAACTTTAAACTTAACACTAACTTATTTAGATGCAAAAACACAAGCAGAATTACAAACACTTGCAGTAGCAAGACCGTATGTAGTTGTAGAGGATTATTACGGAAATAGCTTCTTATGTGGTTTTGAAAACGGAATGGAATGTACTGGTGGAACAGTAGTAACTGGAGCAGCAGCTGGAGATTTAAGTGGTTTCACACTTACCTTTGAGGGTATGGAAGAAACTGCACCTTACTTTTTAGATGCAGCAGTAACTGGAGATGCAACACAGATTGATCCAACTGCATAAATTCAATTTTAGTTAATAAATTAAGCATCCTTATGGGGTGCTTTTTTTTTACAATATAATTTCTACAAATTAGGTAATTATTTACGTTATATATACGATGATTATATTAAGCACAAGTGCAAACGCACAAACGTTATCTGTAATACCCAGAGAATATGTAAGTAGTTTTGTTATGACTGTACGAGATGATAGTACAAATGTAGCAGAAACTTATAATATTTCTACTGCATCACAAGTAGGAAATTATTTGACATTTACCAATGTATTTAATTTAGTTGAAAATCGTTTTTATGATTTGACTTTAGAAACTGCAAGTGGTGTTATTTATAGAGATAGAATATTTTGTTCAGACCAAGATATAGACCAAGATAATAATGATTATTATGATTTAAACGATGGTCAATATACAACCTATGATGGTTCTGATAATACATATATAGTAATATGAAAAGACAAAGAAACAGTAAAGGACAATTTGTAAAAGCATCAAAGGTATCAGAATTTGGCTTTGTTAATTTAAGCACCTACACAAGTCCAGAAATATCAGAAGTAAATGGAAAAGATTGGATTGAATATGGTGCAGATAACAATTACTTTCAATACCTAATAGATAGATACAATGGTTCTCCTACTAACAACGCTGCTATTAATGGCATTAGTCAAGCTATTTATGGAAAAGGATTAAATGCTACTGATTCATCTAAAAAGCCTAATGAGTATGCTCAAATGGTTTCTTTATTTAAAAAGGATGTAGTTAGAAAAGTATGTTACGATTTAAAGTTAATGGGTAATGCTGCAATACAAGTAATTTATTCTAAAGACAGAAGTAAAATTGTTCAGTTAGAGCATATGCCTATCGAAACATTACGTGCTGAAAAATGTAATGAAGATGGAGATATACCAGCATATTATTATTTTAAGGATTGGGCAAATATAAAACGTAGTGATATACCTTTAAGAATACCAGCTTTTGGAATGTCTAACGAGAGTATTGAGATTTACTACATAAAGCCATATAAAAGTGGTTTTTATTATTACAGTCCAGTAGATTATCAAGGTGGATTACAGTATGCAGAGTTGGAAGAAGAAGTATCTAATTACCACCTTAACAACATAATGAATGGTTTGGCACCAAGTATGTTAATTAACTTTAACAACGGAACACCTAACCAACAAGAAAGACAATTAATAGAAAAAAAGATAGCACAAAAGTTTAGTGGTACATCTAATGCTGGGAAGTTTATATTGGCTTTTAATGATAATAAGGAATCACAAGCAGAAATAACACCAGTACAATTATCTGATGCACATAACCAATACCAATTTTTAAGTGAAGAAAGTACACAGAAAATAATGGTAGCACATCGGATCGTTTCACCTATGTTATTAGGTATAAAAGATGGTAGTGGTTTAGGTAACAATGCAGATGAAATAAAGACTGCATCACTTTTAATGGATAACACAGTTATAAGACCATTTCAAGAACTTTTAATTGATTGCTTTGATAATATACTTGCTTACAATGATATTAGTTTAAACCTATACTTTACAACCTTACAACCATTAGAATTTACAGAAGTAGATAGTCAAGTACAAGATGATGAAACTATTGAAGAAGAAACTGGAATTGAAATGTCATCTGATAAAACAGAGTTAGACAATTTTATGGAGGAATTTGGAGAAGATGAAGATTTAGAGAATTGGATTTTGATTGATGAACGTAAAGTTGATTATGATGATGAAGAAGCATTAGATTATCAAATAGATCAATTAAACAAAAAAAAAGATAAAAGCACATTAGCAAAAATGTGGGAATTTGTATCAACTGGAACATCAAGACCAAATAGTAAGTCAAGCCAAGATGAAGCAGTAGGTGAGGTTGCATTTAAAGTTAGGTATCAATATGCACCATTAAAAGATACCTTTGATGGTGGTGAAAATATATCAAGAGATTTTTGCAGAAAAATGGTAGCATCTAAAAAACTATATAGAAAAGAAGATATATTGCAAATGGGATATAAGGCAGTCAATCCAGGTTGGGGTGCAAGAGGTGCTGATACTTATTCTATATGGTTTTACAAAGGTGGAGGTAAATGTCATCATTATTGGACAAGAAAAACTTATATGTTTACATTAGATAGCAAACGAATAGATGTTAAAAGTCCAACTGCACCAGCTATAAGTGTAGCAGAAGCAAAAAG